GAAAAAAAGTAAAACCAGGAAGTATGGTGTTTTTAAAGTACATTACACAAGACGTGATTGACGAAAGCCAGAGACTGTTTGACGAACAGGAAAAGCAAAAAGCAGAAATAAAAGCGGAAAAAGCTGCAAAGTTTGCCGAACAGAAAAAAGCTGTTATTGACGCTGGGGGTAAAACTGTAAATGGAATTAAAAATTTGTTAGAAAAGAGAGGTCAGAAAACAGATATACCTAATATTGAGGACGTTTTATAAAACAAAATATATTTGTTATTAAGACAGAGTTGCTTTCGAGCTTCTCTGTCTTTTCTTTTTCTGTTTTACAGCTTCGCGAAAAAAACATTGACTGTTATGAAGAGAGAGGATAAAATGGCCATTTTTGAATGGACACTCTCTTTTGCGTTTTTGATGAAGTGAAAGGAGGTCCAAGATGGCTAGGAGCTCTAGGCTCGAAAGCGGATTTCAAGATGGTCTGATTCAGCGTTTAAAAAATATGTTCCCTGGCTGCATGGTCTTTAAAATGGATCAAATACAAGGGCTTCCTGATCTGTTGGTCTTGTATCAAGATAAGTGGGCGTCCTTAGAATGCAAAAAATCTGCGAATGCTGCAAAACAACCAAATCAGGAATATTATGTAAATCTGATGGACAACATGTCCTTCTCAAGATTTGTTTATCCTGAGAATAAGGAGGAAGTGTTAAGTGAACTTCAATCGGCATTTCGAACTTGAAGGGCTGCATGCTTTTCTTGGGCCGAGTAAATATCATTGGCTCAATTACAGCGAAGAGAAAATGGCTGACTCATATTTGAATTTTCTGGCGGCGCAGAGAGGAACAGAGCTGCATGCATTCGCTGCGCAATGTATTCGACTGGGACAGAAATTACCAAAATCACAAAAAACACTCAACATGTATGTAAACGATGCAATTGGCTTTCGGATGACTCCCGAGCAACCGCTATTCTATTCGGAAAATTGTTTTGGGACTGCGGATGCCATTTCGTTTCGAAAAGACATGCTTAGAATTCATGACTATAAGTCGGGTGCGATTCCGGCCCATATTGAGCAGCTTGAAATATACGCTGCTCTTTTTTGTTTGGAATATCGTGTGAAGCCGACTGATATTGAAACAGAGCTTCGCATCTATCAAAGCGATGATATTCTGTGTCACAATCCGACTGCGGATGATATTTCGGCAATTATGAATAAGATTATCGTTTCTGACAAAATCATCAAGAAAATTAAAGAACGGGAGAGCTAAGCCATGAATTCTATTGCTGAAGATATTTTGATGCATTACGGCACACCGAGACATTCGGGTCGCTATCCTTGGGGCTCTGGCGATAATCCCTATCAGCGCAGCGGAGATTTTTTAAGCCGTATTGAAGAGCTGAAAAGCCAAGGACTTACCGAAACAGAAATCGCCAAAGCAATGGGAATGTCTACGACTCAATATCGTGCGCAGAAATCCTTGGCGAAGGATGAACGACGTGCATTAGATGTTGCGCGGGCAAAGTCTCTTCGGGAAGACGGTCTAAGCCTGAATGAAATTGCGAGGGAGATGGGCTTTGCCAATGATTCTTCTGTTCGCTCATTGCTGAACGAACGTTCTGAAGCTCGGATGAATCAAGCGAAGAAGACTGCGGAATTTCTGAAAGAGCAGATAGCGGAAAAAGGGATGATCGATGTTGGCACGGGTGTTGAACGTGAACTTGGAATTTCAAAAGAGAAGCTAAAAGAAGCTTTGGCGATCCTCGAAGCAGAAGGATATCCAGTATACGGCGGGAGAATCCAGCAGGCCACGAATCCTGGAAAACATACAACTCTTCAGGTGGTTTGTCCTCCGGGTACGGAGCATAAGGAAATATACGACTACGACAATATTCATTCTGTGAAAGATTATATTTCTTATGATGATGGTGAATCGTTCAGAAAAAGTTTCGTATATCCTGAAAGCATGGATTCCAGCCGGCTGAAAATCCGGTATGCGGAAGACGGGGGAATCGATAAAGACGGCGTCATCGAAATTCGCAGAGGCGTTGAGGATCTTTCTCTTGGAGAATCTCATTATGCACAAGTTCGAATTCTCGTTGACGGAAATCGGTATCTTAAAGGGATGGCCGTATATTCTGACGATTTGCCTGATGGTGTGGATGTCGTGTTCAATACGAACAAAAAACAAGGAACTCCGACAGGAGACGTTCTGAAGAAAATTACCAATGATCCCGAAAATCCGTTTGGCTCACTCATTAAAGAGCATGGAGGTCAAAGCTATTACGACGATCCGAATGGTAAGTACACCGATCCGGTAACAGGAAAGAAACAGTCGCTTTCTTTAATCAATAAGCGCGCTGAAGAGGGGGACTGGGGTGAATGGAGTGACCATCTTCCGTCACAATTTCTCTCCAAGCAAAGTATGACACTCATCAATAAGCAGCTCGACTTAGCGACCAAAGACAAGTTTGCGGAGTTTGATGAAATATGTTCTTTAACAAACCCGACTGTAAAAAAGGCCCTTCTCAAGTCTTTCGCTGATGATTGTGACTCCGCAGCCGTCCATTTACAGGCAGCAGCATTACCGCGTCAAAAGTATCAGGTTATCTTGCCCGTTACAGATATGAAGGACGATGAGGTGTACGCACCAAACTACAAAAACGGTGAAAAAGTCGCTCTTATCCGCTATCCACATGGCGGAACTTTCGAAATACCGATTTTAACAGTAAACAATAAGCAGCCAACAGCTAAAAGAATGTTGGACAATGCTCTTGATGCGATTGGTATTAACAGTAAAGTTGCAGAGCGTCTATCAGGAGCTGATTTCGACGGCGACACCGTTATGGTCATACCCACCGGTGGAAAGGTTAAGGTTACATCAACACCGCCACTAAAGGGGTTGGAAGGCTTTGACCCAAAGCTTGAATATGGCGGTAAAAAAGAGGGAACCTTTAAGCCCATGAAAAACACGCAAACTGAAATGGGAAAGATTTCAAACCTCATTACTGACATGACTTTGAAAGGGGCTACTCAGGATGAGCTTGCTCGTGCTGTCCGCCACAGTATGGTAGTTATCGATGCTGAAAAACACAAGCTCGATTACAAACAAAGCGAACGGGATAACGGGATTTCTGCTCTTAAGAAAAAGTATCAGGGAACAGTTGATGAGAATGGTCGTTACCATGAAGGTGCTGCGACATTGATCTCTCGTGCTAAATCTGAAACCTCTGTTCTGAAGCGAAAAGGAAGTCCGATCATTGATAAAGAGACGGGTGAGCAGCGCTACAAAGAGGTTTACGAGGAGTACACCGATAAGAACGGCAAAGTTAAGGTTCGTACTCAGGCCAGCACAAAGATGGCTGAAACCAAAGATGCCAGAACGCTTTCCTCCGGTACTCCACAGGAAGAAGCATATGCTGATTATGCCAACAACATGAAATCTCTAGCCAACCGTGCACGCAGAGAGATGATGAATACCGGCAAGATTGCGTACTCTGCTTCTGCTAAGAGAACCTATCAGGCAGAGGTAGACTCCCTGGAGGCCAAGCTGAATGTCGCTTTAAAGAATGCACCTCGTGAACGTCAGGCTCAGATTCTTGCTAATGCTGCTGTAAAAGCTAAAAAGCAGGAGAATCCGGACATGACCAAGGGGGAGATTAAAAAAGCAAACCAGCAGGCCCTCACAGCAGCACGAAATTCGGTGGGCGCTAAACGTGAACCCATCCAGATAACAGATCGTGAATGGGAGGCTATACAGGCCGGCGCTATCAGCGAGAATCGGCTTACGCAAATCATCAATAATGTGGATACAGATAAGCTTAGACAACGTGCAACACCTAGAGCAACAACAACGCTTAGCTCTGCAAAGGTCAATAAGATTGCATCTATGAATGCGTCTGGTTACACAACTGCTGAGATTGCGGAAGCTCTTGGTGTATCAGCATCCACGGTGTCAAAATACTTGAACTGAAAGGAGTGAACCAAGTATTATGGCAAGTAAATGTATGCTTACAACATTTGACAATCCTTACAATCCTTTCGATGAGTTCACTTCGTGGTTCATGTTCGATGAGGAAAAAGGTTATCATTCGTGTGCTTACTTAGGAAGAATTGCAAAGACATCTGAACAGCTTTCAGACGAAGAAAATGCGCAAGAGATTGAGCGTGCGATTGACGAAATCATTAAGTATGATTTTCAAAACATCTATAAAAAAGTGAAACGGTAGTTTATACGTGGTCGCGGTGATGAACCTTAGAGGTATAGGG